CTTCATTCTTCCAATCGGGTGTGGCAAGGGATTTTCCCTTGCTATGCTTGGTGGATGATACAGCCGAGCATAACGGCATATAAACAAATGCACATTCTAACCGCTATACTGCACAGCGGATATATAAGTTTGCAGATATAAAAGAGTGTAAAGGAGAAATGAAGATGGAGATTAAGGAACTTTTTGACAAAGCAGAGAATGGAACTTTAACATACGAACAGTTTGTTGAGGCTTCTAAAGAGGCAAAGTTTGTTGATTTAAACACAGGTGATTATGTTAGCAATAACAAATACACCGATGAAGTAAATGGATTAAATGAACAGATTAAAACTCTTAATGCAACTATCAAGACAAGAGATAAGGATTTAAAAGATTTGCAGACAAAGTTAAGTGATGCTGGAGATAATGCAGATAAACTTGAAGCCTTATCAAAAGATTTATCAGACTTACAGAGTAAGTATGATACTGACACTAAAAATTATCAAGCACAACTTAAAAAGCAGGCTTATGAATTTAGTGTTAGTGAATTTGCAAATGGGCTTGAATTTACAAGCAAAGCAGCCAAGCGTGATTTTAAGCGTGAGATGATTGAAGCAAATCTTAAAATGGATGAAAAGGGAATTATTGGTGGAAATGACTTTTATGAGAGATATAAGTCAGAAAATCCTGATTCTTTTGTGGTTGAGAAAGCTCCTGAACCAGAGCCATCAAAACCTATTCCGCAACTAACAACATCAACTAATGATGAAGTTAGAAGTAATAAAAAGAGTTCTTTGTCCGAATTGATGAGGGCAAAGAATGAAAACCCAAACGCAGTAATAACTTTTAATTAAGGAGGAAATGAACAATGCCATACTTTGACAGTAAACTTTTTAACGGTGAGGTATTTCAGAAATATGTAGATAGAATACCTAACACTAAACTTAATGAACTTATTAAATCAAGAGCCATAGCACCTCGTCAGGATTTAGTACAGGCTATGGCAGACCAGATAGGTGGAAATTATATTACTACACCTCTCAAGGGTCTTATTGGTGGAGCACCACTTAACTATGATGGTGTTACTAACATCACTTCTGACGGCACAAAGACTTACTCACATTCAAGAGTAGTTGTTGGACGTGCTAAAGCTTGGACAGAAAAAGACTTCTCTTATGACATCACTGGTGGTGTTGACTTTATGGAGAATGTTGCACAACAGGTTTCTGAATATTGGGATGGTGTAGACCAGGATACACTTATTGCAATTCTCAATGGTGTATATTCAATGGCAGATACAGCAGGTGCAAAGTTTGTTCAGAAGCATACACTTGATATTACTTCTGCAACCAATTCAGAAGGACAGGCAGGTAAGATGGATGCTACTTCACTTAACACAGCTATTCAGAAGGCTTGTGGTGATAGAAAGGGCAAGTTCTCACTTGCAATTATGCACTCAACTGTTGCAACTAACCTTGAGAATATGAAGGTGCTTGTTTACTTGAAGTACAATGATGCAAATGGTATGGAGAGAGAAACAGGACTTGCTACTCTTAATGGTAGACTTGTTATCGTAGATGATAGTATGCCAACAGCAGAAGATGAATCTACTGCAACTTATGAGAAAACTTCTGATGAAGCTGTTGTAGAAGGTAAGACTTACTACACAAGAAGTGGAAGTTCAGGAAATTATGTATATACTCCTGTAGCAGAACCAAGTACAGCTTCTATTAGTTCATACTATGAGAAAACTGCTCCTGGTAACACTATATACACTACTTACATTTTTGGTGATGGTGCTATTGAGTACACTAACTGTGGTGCTAAAGTTCCTTACGAAATGGGAAGAGACCCTAAGGTAAATGGTGGTGAAGATACACTTTATTCAAGACAGAGAAAGTGCTTCGCTCCTTACGGAATTTCATTTACGAAAGCAGTTATGTCAACTGCATCACCAACCAATGCAGAATTGGCAAATGGAGCTAACTGGGAACTTGTTAATACAGGTGGTGTTTCAAAAGAATACATCAATGATAAGGCAATTCCAATAGCAAGAATTATCTCACTTGGCTAATATATGATTTTAATTAAAGGTGGTGGATTCAATGTATCTTACTTATACTGAATATACGGAAATGGGTGGAACGTTAGATGAAACCACCTTTAACGATTTAGAATATGAAGCAAGAGCGTATGTGAATTGGTACACATTTAATCGTTTAGCACACGAGGAAATAATACCCCTGCAAGTAAAAGAATGTATCTATCATATAATAAGACTTATTGCTAATAAACTTGAAGCACTTAATGTGCAACCTACTGATGATGCAAGTAGTAAAAATTCAAGCCAAGATATTTTAAGTCAATCAAATGATGGTGTTTCAATAACCTACAATAAACTTTCTGCAAAAGATGTTATATCTTCCACAGAAGATGAACTTAAAAAAGCTATTGATAGATATTTGCAAGGTGTAAGAAATAGTTTAGGTAGAAGATTATTATATAGAGGTTTGTATGAAGGAGAGTAAGCTATGCAAAACTACCCTGTGTGGTGGGAAACCACTTTAACGATATATAATAAATATGAGGACCCACAAACTAATCTTATTACTTGGTATAGATATGTTATTGATGATGCTTTTTGGAAATATGTAGGTGATAAAGTAACTATAAATGATGTTACACTTGAAACAAATAATACAATCTGTCGAATAAGAAAAGATAAACATTTCTTACCTTGGCACGAATGGATTAAAAAGCCAAATGATTTAATGAAAAACTTCTTTACTTTAGGTAGAGGAGATATAATTGTTAAAGGTGAAGTAGATGATATTATAAATGAATATCAATCAGGTAAAAGGTCAAGTGATATTATTGCAAAATATAAAGAACTTCAAGGTTGTATGACTATTGAAGAAATAGCAATAAATGTAGGTTCTGGAAGATGTAATGAACATTATTTTGTAAAGGGTGTATAGTTATGAGTGACATAATAACTACTACTGTTACAATAGATAGTAAAGCTATACAGAATAAGATTGAGAATCTTATAGATGATACTGTTATGTTACAAATACATAATGAATTTGCAAAGCTGTTATATCCTTATGTACCTTTTGATACAGGTAGTTTAAGAGATAGTAGTTTTGCAAATGTTACACCTCAATATGTTAGATATGCGACAGAATATGCCCATTATATGTATGAAGGAGTTATATATGGACCTAACTTTCCTATAAAAGACGAACAAGGAAATATTATTGGTTGGAGAAGTCCACCAGGTGAGGGTTCAAAACATAACACAAACAGACCTATTGAATATCATAAAAATCCGAAAGCTACACATCATTGGGATGAAGCTATGATGAGAGAACAAAAAGATGTATTTTTGAAAAAAGTACAAGAAATTTTGAAACGGAGGGCAAAGCAATTATATGGATAAGAATGAAGCTATAATCACATATTTATTACAATGTCCTGCAATTCAAAATAGTCCGCTCTATTTTAATTTTATCAATGCTAAAGATGATAATAAACAAATTGTCACACAAGCAAATGATAAAATTATTGATAAGCCTTTCATTGATGGAAGTATTCAAAAACGCTTCACCTTTACCATTATGGATTACAAGTCAATAGCTTATACGGCAGTTGTTAAAGAACTGAATAATATGAGTGCAACACTTGTATATCCTAATGAAAATCTTGAGGATATAATAGATGTGCAAGGACTTATAGATTGGATAAGTGAACA